TTAATTGCAGTATCAACAAGATCAGCATTGAAATATTGAGCACCACTTCCCTCGTAGTTAATGTCAAGCTCTTGTGCAATCTCTCTCGCACTAATTGCTCTTGCACATTCATAAGCGTACCATTCACTGCGTAGTTTACCATCAGGAAGAGGTACGCCCTTCTCAGCTATAAGTGCATCTAACTTTGCAGCCCTTGCATCCTTGTCTTCTACTTTGTCCCAATATTCCTTATCAAGATACTCAAAGTTGTCCCCTTGTTTTGTGTACAACCCTTTAGCTTTTTCTGGATGCTGCGACCAGTGAAACCTTAACTTCTTTATATCTGTACGAGTAAGATCATAGAAAGCGTTATTTATTCCATAAGGTGTTCCATTTATAATACGTGACTTTGTAACGTCACGAGTGGCGGTATAGATTGGTGTGCCAACTTTTACCTTGGAAAACTCATCCAGAAATATACAAGTACGCCTGTCACCTGATGCAAACTCGCCCGTAGTTGCCTCACCATCTAATACCGATTCGTTTTCTGGGTTCTCGACATGCCCAACACTTCTATGCTGATTTACATTAAAATCCTTTGGTCTCATCCATATTGGAATGTTATTTAGGATATAGTCAAACCTATAGAAGAGTGCTTTCGGGTTTCCTTTTTTGTCAATATAATCTTCATTTCGTGATCCAAATAAATACGTCTTACCCGATTGCCATCTCCAGCACCAGAAGATTGCTGCAATATTCATCCATGATACACCCATGTCCCGGCTTTTTTCAATAAGCAGATCGTACTCATTTATTGCTCTAAGTATCTCAAGAATACCCTCTTCTTGATAGTCGTACAGAATAAAAGGTAGCTTGGAAAAAGGCTCTTTTCTTGGATCGTGGGTGTAGCAAAATCCACTGATAAAGAACAAAGGATCACGAGAACAAGCATCAACAATAGCACTTGCATAGCTTGGATCATCTAAAACTTTTTTATGTATCTTGGCACGCCACTGCAAGTTTTCTCGCAGTGATTTGGGTATTCGGTTATTAAAAGGTGTTTGAACTTTCAACTAGTGTACCTCAGCCCAAGAGTTACCAATTTTTACATCCACTTTCAATGGTACAGATAACTGCATTACATTCTCCATAATGTTTTTCACAGCTTTAAGAATGTACTCTGCTTCATCTTCTCTTGACTCAATAAGTAACTCATCATGTACTTGCAGTATAACTTTTGAATTAGAACCTACTAATACGTTAGACACAGCAATCATAGCTAACTTAATTATATCTGCCGCAGTGCCCTGAATCACCGCATTGAAAGCCATACGTTCTTGTTGTGACTTCTTTGCATAATCATTGCCTGGATCAGCAAAGTACCTCTTGCGTCCCATGATTGTAGCTACCCAGTCATTACTGTAGTACCATTTAAGCACTTGCTTCATAAACTTTTTTACACCCATAAATCGCATGAAGTATTTATTGATATAACCTGTTGCTTCGTCTTTTGTTATGCCAAGGTCTTTGGCCAACCCTGCCGGACCAAGGCCATAAATAATACCAAAGTTAATTGTCTTTGCTGCTGACCTCATTTCAGAAGTAACTTCATCAAGCGGTACTTTGTTTACCTCTGATGCAACTAAAGTATGAATGTCTTTATCATTTCTGAAAGCCTCTAGCATCTTCTCATCTTGCGAAAAGTGTGCCAGAACTCTTAATTCAATTTGAGAGTAGTCCGCCCCAATAAACACATTCCCCGACTCTGGAATAAAACATGAACGTATTTCTTTTCCTTCATCCCCGTGTGCAGGAATATTTTGCAAGTTGGGATCGCTTGAACTAAGCCTGCCAGTTGCAGTAACAATTTGATTGAACGATCCGTGTAACCTGCCAGTTTTATGAAGCACAAGTTTAGGAAGCACGCTTGTATAGGTGTTTTTAAGTTTCATGTACTTCCTTAAATCAAGTATTGTCTTTGGAAGTTCATGCAAATCTTTAAGAGCCTCTAGTGCGTCTACTCCTGTACTAGGTTGCCCAGTCTCGGTTCTCTCTTTAATTGGCAACGCAAGATCATTATACAAAACTTGAGCAAGCTGTTTTGGTGACTCTGTGTTTATTTCTCTATTACCACATAGTTTATAAATTGTATCTCTTAGGTCATTTATTTTCACATCGAACCCAAGAGACAAACCAAGCATTTTCTCAGTGTCAATATGTACTCCGTTAAACTCCATATCTCCAAGTATAAGAGATAGCGGAAGTTCAACATCAAAAAATAAATCTGATAGCTCCTGCTCCTGAAGCTCCAACCCAAGCTGTTCCCAGATCATCCACACGACCCAAGCATCTTCTGCTGCATACCCACACATTATACCCAATGGAACATCTTGTGCTCTTTGGGCATCCATCTTGCTGAACATCTCACTAAACTTAATTGTCTCATGGTTCAAATACCGTTTAGCAAGAGCGTCAAGGTTATGCCTCTTTGTCCCTGGAGCCAACAAGTAACTTGCTATTGAAGTATCGAATACAACTCCTTTTAATTCAATGCCATAATTCTTTAATACAATACAGTCATACTTTATATTTTGTCCTATCTTTTTTATATTAGGGTCTCTAAGCACTATTTTTAGGTTATGTAAAAGCTCATATTTAGTATCTTCAATAATAGGTATATAATAAGCAACGTCACTGCCCCAACAAAGTGACACACCAACTAACTCTGCCTCACGAGGATTCAGTGAAGTTGTCTCAGTATCAAGCGAAAATACTTTTTGTAGCTCTAATTCATTTATAAGTTTACAAAGTTTTTCACTTGTATCAACAAGCACCACTTCAAATGGCAACGCTTCAAGTTTATCCTGAAGCACATTGTCATATTCCACTCTATTGAACAGTGTCAAGTTCGGCATTTTCACTCTCTTCTTTTGGAGTAAGCTCATCAAGCATTGCGTTTAATTCAGATAACGACCTCTTTGCAGACTTCCTTGCGTCCTTACTCTCCTGAGATTCACCAGTTGTCTTTGCCTCCACCTGCCCCAGTTTAGAAAGAAAATCCTTTGGATCAGCAATGGCCTGCTGATACAAGTACCAAGCTGAGTTACATGGACATTGCGTAGGTTCTTGGCCGGTACGTTGATATTCTCCCGCACAATTCAACGCCCATTGAAGACATTCACGATAAGACAACTTCTTGTCCTCACAGAACACACTTACTTTATTCCCTGAAGCATCTCCGAATTGTTTGACATTTGGATGAGAGTCCGGGTTAGGGTCGAACGGACGCAGATCATACTCTCGCATGAGTCTTCCAAGGCAGGGAAAATTTTTAGATGCTTGTACGACAGCTTGCTGATGGGTATAGTTTGAACCATTAGGGCTTTCCAATTCTGTGATTCTGGCCTTCCAAGTATGGTACTCTTTGCGATCCTCTTCGCGTCCTGTCTGCTGACGCCATAGCACGGAAGCAGCCCGTTTCTCAAATTCTTTGAAGTTACATTTTGATTGTTTGACAGCAGGTGAGTGTGCGTCACAGCGGGCCAACACCTTATTTAGAGTTGTGTAAGTAGTATCATATTCTTGCACAAGTTTAGTTATGCTTGTGCCAGCCTCATACTTTGAGGCTATTTCTTTCTCTTGCTCTTCTGTAAATTTTCTAGGAGCCATTGTCTACTTTGCTTGTTATATCTTCCACTGTTTTCTTAATGAACCTACGAGCAGACTTAAACCGCATAAGCAATAAACTTCCCAGCATACCACCAACAGCTACACCAACACCATTGAGAATTCCTTGTGCCATACTAGCAAGTGTTTCAAAGATATGCGTACCAGCGTAGAAGATTGATGATACAAGAGCCACAGCCACAACTATGACAGCAAAGCCACCTGCTATAAAGGCGAGGATTCTTCTAATTAGGTTTCTTTTTATCATCCTTCTCTTCTTTCTTGCCAAATATAGCTTCCCATCTTTTCTCGTACTCTTCATGAGAAATTTGCATTGGCCGTCTGGAGTCTCCCTTTCCGTTCATATTAGTTCCTCATCTTTTCAAATCTTATCCACCAAATCACTCTATAACTTGTTACTTCAACCCCATCAACATGCTTAAACTCTACTTTTTCTCTAAGTAAAATAATCTTAAATCCATAGTAATCATTGGATATTATGTACTGTAAGTACCCATGGTGTGAACAAACCATCCATTCAGTAGAATTAGTATACTTCGTTGGAACGCCTATAACTGGTATACTAACTAGAAAAAGTATGACACAAATAATAATTGCAATAAGTAACTTTCTCATCTTTCAAACTCCACTGGTTTATGTCCATCCCATGTCCACAATGATGGCTCACCAGTGTTGCCATCAATTTTAACAAACCCATCAGAGTCACGACACCAGCAGCCACAGTTGAAACAGTTGCCAACCTTGCCCTGCGAATGAGTGTGTCCATAAATAAGATAGTCAGCCCTTTGCTCTTGCCTATATTGCTCAGCATTGGCTTGCATCTCCTCAAGGCGGCTCTTTTGAAAAGTAACTGATCTCCATATATTCAAAGGAAACTCAAGACTCTCTATAAATTTGTCTTCAATTTCTTTACCATCTTTAGTTGGCGAGCCATGCTTGTCTTCAAGTAACGCTGACATCACGGCAGTAATATTTCCTATACCAGGGTTCAAGGATGCACAGGTAGAATCAAACTCATGCCCGTGAGCCAACATTATTCTCTTTCCACCTACTCGGATGCAATGCCCATACAGTTGATCTAAAAACCACGACGGAAGCCACTTATGTAACTCTCCATTCTCCATGAATGGAGTAAATATATTGTCGTGATTTCCGACAATATGTATCGCTCCCATTCTTTTTAAGTCTGATATTAAATCTGCATAAGCATTAACAATCAATCCAAAATTTGCTTGCCAAGTTTCGTACAAATCCCCAAGTATGTATAGACTGTAGTTATTATCTTTTATCCAGTCTAGGATCCTATTGAGCCTACCTTCCCCTCTAGCATGGAAATTATCACGAGGGCCTTTGTCCGCCAAGTGCAAGTCTGATATACAGATGATGTCGTTCATAATTTCCCAATTCTATTATACCAAGAGTTTGTGTAAAAGTAAATACCTAATTCAAGGTAGTAATTATACATTCTTCATATTCATAGCAGCATAATCATAGGAATGGTCTAGCTTGTCTTGAAGAGTCCCAATACCAAGTTTACCCATTATCCTAATGTCTTCAGCAATAGCAAACTTATGAAAGTCATTTCTTTTCTTTATTGCCGCAATAGCTGCTTTTCTACGCTTGGCGGTTGTTAGGCTAGGCTGAATCCTGGTAGCACGATTGCACACTCCTTTTTCTATTAAGGACCCCCAAGTAGTATCACCCCTTGATACTTGCTTTTTTAACCTAGTGTAGCACCTAACGCATAAACCTCGTGCCTTAATTTTTTCACACCCACAATCAGGAGTTAGGCATTTCATAATAACCTCCTTTAATTAAATACCATGCACATTTTTTCGCTCCCTGAATATCTTCTCAAATGGACTATACTCTTGAGTAAAACTTGTTTCATTAGCTAATCCTAACCATATAAGCTCTTTCCAAGTAGTTTTTCCTTTTATAACTTTTACTCTCGCTTTTCCATAGCACTTTTGACACAGCCCCCTAACTTTTGCTTCACTACCACATTCAGGTACCAAACATTTCATAGTAACCTCCCTTAGATAAAATTAAATTGTATGCCTATATTATACTATACCAATAAAATCTTGTCAAACAAAATACCCTACTTCTTACAGTATTACAAACATACCAATTCGTGTTACTGTTTACGCCCGTACTACTAGTTCTATACTAATTCATACCAGAATAGTAACAGGCCAATCTGACACCATTTTGTTAGAGTTGGCAAAATGATGCTGGCAGAAGGGGGGCATTGAAAAATTAAAATATGTAGTGTTGTGGGTACCTGCAAGGGGTAATGCAGGGTTATACAGGTTTTTGAAAGTACCCACAAAATTTGAGGGTACTACCACTAATGGATTTTAAGGGTACTAACTCTAATGGTAGTGTATCCATGTAAAGCCTGTATTACCCCTCCGAGATTATCCACAAAAATTAAGGGTACTCGAAAAAGCCTTAAAATAAGATATAATACTATATTTTTTTATTATTATTATGTACTACCCTGTAGAAGATTTTCAAAGTTGGCTTTTCCCGGACTTACTCCTAATAGGTGGTAACTATCTAACCTATAGAGATGTTTCTTGGGCTTTTTATAACACCCTCGTACATTTCATGCAGAATTTTCTACTTTACATATTATGCAGGGGATGCGAACCCCCCGAGACTAAAAAGGATATACCCCCCAAAAGATAACTATGTTTTTTGCTCTGGAGGTTGTGGTGCTATATATATACCAGAGAGGCTTGGCCCCCCTTTGAGATTCGCGTTTTTTAGTTTATGGGTCCCCCCTATGCGTTATAGAACCATTGACCTAACACTATACTCTCGCTGTACTTAGAGCATGTGCATAGTGCGGCCCTAGACGAGACGTATCGGGCCGATGTGTGTCATAATGGCACGTTCCACCCAGATTAGCGTTGCAAATTGCAATGGGTGCTGTTGCATTTTGCAATGGTTGGAAGTAGCACCACTACAGGTTGTGTACTACCTGTAGTATGTGGATATACACATATACCATATCTTGTAGGTGCCTACACTGTCGGCCACTAGATATAGCGGTGTGTTCT